TTGGAATTAGGAACATGGGCTAAAATTGCAATTGATGATGTTGTAACTACATTTAGTAATAAGAAGGCCTCACATAAATCTGCATGGACATACATGCTAAAAAACCAGTTGAACCATGTTGGTTTAAATTGTGATGTCTTAACAAAATCAGATAATGTTCACGACTATGACGCATGGTTTATTGTACTCCCAATGGAATTTCAAGGAAGTTATAATCTTTTTGGAGGAGCACAAGATGATACTGCAATGAGAATGCAAAGACTATTAGATTTCAAAGGTCCTATATTTTGTATTAATAGAGAAATGCCAGATATTGGTAAATTTGCAGAAAGCAGAATGAAGTCATGTTCTCAAATGTGGTCAGAACTTGATACTAAAAAACTTTCAGAAATTTCAAACAATATAAAAACAATAGATCTTACATTAGAATCTGATACTTTTGTATTGGGTGATAGTCACTCAGTTTCAGCATATAAACCTGGAGCAAATATCTCTAGAAATGATGGTAAAACACTTTTTGGAGTTCTTAAAGAAGGAATGCAAAATTATATTCCAGAAGGAACAAAGCATCTTATTTCATATTTTGGAAATATAGATGTTAGACACCATCTTGGTAGACAAAAAGATCCCATGTTTTCAGCAATAACCCTTGCTGAAGATTATATTAAACATCTTGAAACTTTAGATATTCCAAAAATTACAGTTGTTGCTCTACTACCAATTGAATATGAAGAGAGAAGAATTCCAAAAACAGGATGGCATAAAGGAACTCCATTTATTGGAACTCAAAAAGCAAGAACAGAAATCATGATAGCATTTAATCAAGTTGCTAGAAGGCTTTGTGAAGAAAAAGGTTGGGAATTTAAAGAATGGCCAAAACACTGGTACGAGACCCATCCAAAAGAATTTGCAGACAAATATATGGAAAAACCAGGAAGTGTTCATCTTTCAAGACAATATTACCACTATGATTTTGACACAGGTGAAGACAATGGTGAATTAAAGCAAAAGATTTTTAGTTTATTTTGAAACAAAATCAAAAAAGTTAGTATAAAGTATAAATAATAAAAATAAATTATGAGCAAAAGTAACAAAATTAAAGTTGGTATTATTGGTGTAGGAAATTGCGCCAAGTCCCTAGTAGAAGGAGTACAATATTACTCTGAAAAGCAGACTTCAGCAAATGGCATGATGCGAGAAGATATTGGAGGCTATAAAGCTGAAAATATCGAATTTGTATGTGGTTTTGATATTGATGAAAGAAAAGTAAATACTCCTCTTGGAGAAGCATTAAAGCAGCGTCCAAATAGCGCTTACGATATTGTTGAAAAAATCAATTCAAAAGCGCCAGTATATGAAGCACCTGTTATTGATGGTTATGCACTTCTTATGGACTCTTATCCAGAAAAAGACAGATTTTTAGTTTCAGAAAAACTACGAAACAGTTCTGAAATGAATAGAACTTCTTGGACAAAATCTAAAGAACAAGAATGGAAAGAAAGAATTATCAATTATGTAAATAAACATGAAGTTGAAGTATTAGTCAACTATCTTCCTGTAGGTTCTCAAAAAGCAACAGAATTTTGGGCAGAAGTTTGTCTAGCAACTGGAGTAAGTTTTGTAAATTGTATTCCTGTATTTATTGCTTCTAACCCAACATGGGAAAAGAGATTTATTGATGCTGGAATTCCAATCGTTGGAGATGATATGAGAAGCCAATTTGGTGCATCTATTCTATCGCAAATGTTACAAGAACTTGCATTTGAAAGAGGACATGATGTTAAGGCACATATCCAAAGAAATGTTGGTGGTAATACTGACTTCTTGAATATGGAAGATAAAGGAAGACTACAATCTAAGAAAATCTCTAAAGAGAACGTTATTAGAGCACAGAACGATATTAGAGGAATCTCAACAGAAGATAGTTTCTTACATGCAGGTCCTTCTGAATATATTGCATATTATGGTGATAATAAAGTAGCAAACTTTAGATTAGAACTTGAAGGATTTGGAGGAGCTCCCGTTTTATTCGATGCTCAACTATCTGTTCAAGACAGTCCAAACTCAGCAGGAGTTGTAATTGACGCATTAAGATATGTAAGAGTTGCAAGAGAAATGGGAATCGTTGGAGCCTTAAGAGGTCCATCAGCATTCACTCAAAAAACTCCACCAAAGCAAATGATGTTTGCAGATGCTGTTCAAGAATGTGAAGCTTTAGCAAATAGAAAATTAACACCTACTACTAAAAAGCAGGTTGTTGCTAATAAAGTATCGCAAATAAGAGCTGAAAAAGAAAAAGTTTCTAAAAACTAAAAAATGTATAAAATGAGTTTTAAATTTCTAAGAAAATTACTTCAAGGTGTGTCTAACAATGACCTTAAAATTGAAGATGAGTATTACGCAAATAAACACATGGTAAAATACGCTTATGATTTTGACGGAGTTATTTCAATCGGAATAACTCCTCGAAGTTCACAAGATTTTATTATTACTGGTAGGTGTATAGACGAGAAAGATGAAGTTATGGAAGTATTAAAGGAACGTGGAATTACGAATCCTATATACTTTAACCCAATGACTTTAGAGCAGCGTGGAAACCATACACTTAAAGCGAGAAGATTTTCTGGAACTCATAAAGCAAAAACTTTAGAAAGGTTAAAAAATGATGGATATGAAATCGTTAGATTTTTTGAAGACGATCCAGTTCAGCTTAAAATTATCAAAACATCTCATCCAAAATTAGATGTAGTTCATATTAAATCAGATCTAGTACAAAAATAAAAATTATGGCACTATCAACATTACAAAGAAACTTAAGAAAAGAATACGTAAAATACTTAAACGCTACCGAAGATGTAGATAGAAGTATGATAACAGACTGTATCAAGCACTATCAAATTCCAGAAGTAGATTATAGAGATAAAATATGTCTCGATCTTGGTGGTAATGTTGGTGGTTTTGCTAAATTAGCAGTAGATAGCGGTGCATATAGAGTATATACTGTTGAATGTGATTCTAGAAACTTTTTGAAAATGCAAACAAGTTTTCAAAATGAAGACAAAGTAAATGTTATTCACGGTGCGGTATCTGGAAGCAGAGCAGATTCACTTGATATCTATAAAGGACAGAGCAAATCAAACCACTGTTCAACCTCAATTATTAAAAGAACTGGTAGATATCAAAATTATGAAAATGTTAAAAACTTAAACATCAAAGACCTTTTACATATATGCAAACCAGATATTGTAAAAATTGATGTTGAAGGAGCAGAATATGAATTGATAGAAGATGTTTTAAATTATCATCCAGATTTCTTGTTTATAGAATTACACATGGGTAAAATGAAAGATTTGGCACAGCCTACCCTAGATAGATTAGACGCTTTATATTCAAGTAGCAGCGTAGAACCTGTAATTGTTTTTCAAAGCGTAGCAGGATATGACTGCTGGTACAAAAAATAAAAATATATGATAGACCAAGTTAATATGGAAGTAGTCAAAGATGTTGGCTACTTTTTTAATAAAGTTAATGAGAGAGCTCTTTGGCAGCTCGGTATAAATGAAACCTATAATAGCGGCGGAAATGCCGCTTTAGGGGAAACTGTAGAATACTTTCATCCTCAATTAACTTTAGATGATAGGATGAGGTATATCATTGATAACATTATATGCAACACTATCATCTCTCACTTTTATGGAGGTAGAGGAATTCATCAGATTTTAACTAGAGAAAGAGACCCTAAAAAAGCATTAGTAGATTTTAAAAGATTGGCAGTTGACAAAGATTATGAAAACTCAATCCGTAAAAATCTAGAAGATGCTGTAGAATTAGGTCTGCCTATTTATGGAACTACTGAATTAAGAACAAGTTTATTCGGAGCAGCAAATACTTATGTTGCTGAATCTAGAAATCAAGAACGAGATGCACATAAAATCAATATTTTATTATGGGTAGCAAGTTTTATAACTAGAGGAATAACAGGGAGAATGGCTGGTGTAAAATCACTTAAAGAGATGTATGATATTATCACAAGCATTGAAGGTGTAGGACAGTATTACGGTTATCACTGCTCAACGTCTAACTCTGTAAATCCAGCAATTGATATAAATCATGATGAAAGATTTTGTGTACCAGGACCTGGTGCTAGACTTACTTTAGATATTATGTTTGGTGAAGGTTGTAAAATTCCTTATGGAGACAGAGTAATTTGGTTTAGAGAAAACTATAAAGACCTTATTGGCGAAATCTATCTTCACCCATCAACACATAATGTCGTTGTCAATGGAAATCGAGTTCTTGCCGAAGAGCAAAATGATTTAAAGGTTTATGGATGCGAAGTTGGCTTATGTCAATATGGAGTTTACCATAGACTTAGAAATAACCCACATTTAATTAATAGAAGAAAAGTTGCCAGGGCAGATGGGGCATTAATGGAATCTTTTTTTAATAATAATTATCAACAACAAACTCTTTTCTAGATATATAAAATAAAATTTATTTAAAATGAATCATACTAAATTATTTGAACAATTCATTAATGAGAACATTAAGAACATGACAATTGGCACACCTGCTACAAATTCATACCAGGAAGAAAGCGTTGCATTTGAATTATGGGCTTTAAAAGAAGGTCTTAAAAACACATACGGTAAAGATTTTTCTAAAGGTAAACAAACAGATCCAAGTAGCGCAAAAGGAAAATTAGCAATATATGCGGTAACTGAAGAAAAAGAAAATCCATATACAAAAAACGATCTTCTTAGAACAATTCCAGCAAATACAATAATTGCAGTATGCGACGGTAAAAAGCCGTTATATTTTAATAGAGAACCGATGTTCGGACCTCCATATGAAGGTGTAATTACTTTAACGCCAGAACAAAGAACTAACCACCCTAATAACAATTTTGGTTATCATGACCATGAGTCTGGAAAGTATTCTTCAGGTATTAAGAACCTTAAAAGAATTATAGAATTAGCAGACGTTGCATATACTTTTTAAAATAAATTAAACTAATTAGAAGGGAACCTTAAACAGTTCCCTTTTTTTATCTATAAAAATAGATGGAAAATTCAACACCAAAACCAGATCATATTGTATTTAATGAGGAAACTGGAGAATACGATGCTAACACAAAAGCATATCCAACAACAGCAAGCGCTCCCTCATTTTCACCAGTTATTTTTGATAATCATGAAAGCGTTAAAGCTTCTAAATATTTTCAAGCAAAATTTAACGAAATCAAAAATGAGTATTTTGAACTTATTAATCATTGGGAGAATACTAAAAGGGTTTATGATGCAGATTGTAATTTTAAACCAATAACTGGAGAAATATATCACCTTTACACAAAAGATACTGGAGACTTTTTAAGCATTATAGAACCTTCTCAATGGAATCAAAAATATGTTGGAAGTTTTAAATTAACAACTGATGGAAAATGGGAGTCCGTAAAGGAAACAAACGACTAGAACCCTATATAACTATTAAATAAAATAAATTATGGCAAACATTGATAACGAATGTAAAGATTTAGAAGTAAAAGACTTTTACGAAGAATCAACAACTCACTTAGCAGACATCATGGAAAACCAAAAGAAAATGCAAGAGCAGACTTATGGTTTTAACTTTGAAGATATGACAATTAGAGAAATCATGGACTTTTGGCATTGCAATACGCATGCTGTTGTAGATGAAATTCACGAAATGACAGATGCTCTTGGTGGTATCAAAGATGGTTCTGGAAATGCAGTATGGAAATATTGGAAAAAAGACTTTCCAAAATATGAGAAGTTAAAGATTTCTGATATGACTGAAGATGATAAAAAAGAATTGTATATGGAATGGGTAGACATTCTACACTTCTTTATTAATTATGCAGCCTCTATTGGACTCGACGCAAAGACAGCATACAATTATTACTTTGCAAAAGCAGAAGAGAACGTAAATAGACAAAAAAGAGGATATTAGTAGGTAGCTCCATGTAACCGGGCAAGCAAAATTAAATATATGATATTAGACATTGAACAAAAAGAAAACGAAGTAATTATCAGCTACTATGATAAAGAAGGTAAGGTCGCCTTTAAAAGATACCCAATAGACAAATTTGAAAATTGGGTGGTAACACATGAAAAAGACAAGCACAAAGACAAACAATTGACAAATTGGGATGGCAGACCTATTAAAAAGATTACTTCAAAAAGAGGGTTCAATAAATTTAGTTTAGTATATTTCATAGAAAGCTTGCCCAAAAAGGACCAAGAAGAACTTTTAGAAGCAAATAGCCCTAGAACCTATTTCGTAGATATTGAAACTGAAATAGTAGATGGCTTCCCAAAAGCAGAAGATGCCAAAACAAGAATACTTAATTTCTCTATCATTACACCAGAAAAGAAAGCAATTGTACTCGGAATAAAAGACCTTGATATGAAAGGTATTCAAGAAGATACTAATGATTATTTTAAGTCATTAGATTCTGATTGGTCAATATCTTATTATAAGTTCGATAATGAGTACGATATGGTATATAATTTCATCCATAAATTTATGCCTAAGTTTCCAATGATGTCAGGATGGAACTTTATTAATTATGACTGGAAATACATAGTCAACAGATGTAAAAGACTTCAAATTGATATTAGTGAAATGTCAGTTACTGGTAAAGTAGACCGAGTAGATGGTAGACCACTACACATGGGAATTCTTGATTACATGCAGTTATATGATAAGTATGATAAGTCTGTAAAAGTTAGAGAATCAAATGCTCTTGATTTCGTTTCAGGTCAGATTGTGGGTCTTAAAAAGATTAAATACAATGGTGGCTTACAGGAACTTTACGAAAATGATTATAGAAAATATGTATACTATAACATAGTCGATTCAATCTTGGTATATTATATAGACCAGAAAATAAAGTCAATGGATGTTCTTTTAACATTGGCAAATATTACAAAAATGCCCTTATATAAAGCAGCAAGTCCAGTTGCAATGACTGAAGCACTGATGGCTAGAAAATTAATGGATCAAAATAAGAGAATTGGAACAGAAAGAAAAGAAGATGTTCTTAAAGAAGGTAAATATGCAGGAGCATTTGTTAAAGAGCCAATTTCAGGTTTCTATTCTGGTGTAAGTGCATTTGACTTTGCATCTCTGTATCCTTCAATTATGCGGCAATTTAATATTTCACCAGATTCATATATTGAGCAGATTCCAAAAGAGCAAGTAGCAGAACGTAGAAAAGATAAAAACGTAATTGTTTGTGAAAATGGAGTAGTTTATAAAAATGAACCGTCTGTATTGAAACAGATACAGAGTGACTTATATAGTCAAAGAAAGGAATATAAGGCTAAAGCTTATGAATATTTTGAGAAGGCGGCAGCAGTTCAAAAAAAAATTAATTTAAAAAAGAACCCATAATTAATTTGATGTGTGATATATAACTCATCTAACAAACAAACTTACAATCAAAGGTCTATCGACCTTTTTTTGGACAAATAAGGCAATATATGCTATTAATACGCTATTGTCTTTTTTTTAGAAATTAACTAAAATTATTTTAAAAATATGAACTTATTTAAAGAAAGAATAGAATATAAACCATTTGAATATCCTGAATACTATAATGAAGGCTGGTTACCCCAGGCTCAAGCATTTTGGTTACATACTGAAATTCCAATGCAGAGTGATGTTAAAGATTGGAAAGAGAATTTAACTGCAGCTGAAAGAAATTTAGTTGGTAATATTCTTTTAGGTTTTGCACAGACTGAATGTGCAGTATCTGATTATTGGACCACAATGGTCACGCATTGGTTTCCAAAACATGAGATAAAACAAATGGCAATGATATTTGGTAGTCAAGAAACTATTCATGCTACTGCATATTCTTATTTAAACGAAACATTAGGACTAGATAATTTTGCTGCATTTCTACACGAACCTACAATTGCTAAAAAGTTTGAACACCTTTCAAGCGTAGATGCTAATTGGAGCCATGAAGATATTGCTACAAATACAATTGCAAGGAATCAAGTGGCAAGAAGTTTGGCAATATTTTCAGCTTTTGCAGAAGGAGTATCTCTTTATAGTTCATTTGCAGTTTTATATAGTTTTCAAATGAGAAACTTATTAAAAGGAATTGGACAACAAATGAAGTGGTCAGTTAGAGATGAGTCTCTTCACTCTAAAATGGGTTGTAGATTATTTAATCACATGTGTGAAGAATACCCTGATTTAAGATCTGAGAATAAAGAGCATGTAATAGAAGCTGCTAAATTAATGGTAGAAATGGAATTGGACTTTATTGATAAAATGTTTGAGTTAGGAGATTTAGAAAATCTTAAAAAAGAAGACTTAAAAAACTTTATTAAAAGAAGAGCAAACGAAAAATTAGCAGAGATCGGATATGAAACAGTATTTGAATTTGATGCAATTAGTGCAAAAGAACTAGATTGGTTCTATCATTTAACAGGAGGAGTAGAACATGCAGATTTCTTTGCAATTAGACCAACTGCTTATTCTAAAGCAGGCGAAGATGAGGTATGGGATGAAGAGGATTTATTCTAATAAATAAACTATAATTTAATAAAATGCAAAAACAAAAAGAATCTTTTAAAAAAGAACTAGATAAAAAAACTGAATTAATATCTAGACAGACTAAAACCGATATTATAGTTTCTCAATTAGGTTGGGAAAAAGGAGTCGATTATCCTGTATGGGGACATACAGAAATATATGTCAAGACCATATCAAATGGATATTTATTAGAAGGTGAAACTCCGAAAGATGCATATTGGAGAGTATCTACAACAATTGCAAGAAGACTTAAAAAACCTGAAATGGCTAGTAAGTTTTTTGATTATATTTGGAAAGGCTGGTTAAATTTAGCCTCTCCTGTTTTGTCAAATACTGGAACAGAAAGAGGACTTCCTATTTCATGTTTTGGAATTGATGTAGCTGATTCAATCCATGATATTGGTAAAAAGAACTTAGAAATGATGCTACTTGCCAAAAATGGAGGTGGAGTAGGAATTGGAGTAAATCAAATAAGACCAGCAGGTGCAGATATTACAGATAACGGTACTTCAGATGGTGTAGTTCCATTTTGTAAAATATACGATTCTACAATTCTTGCTACAAATCAAGGAGCAGTAAGAAGAGGAGCAGCATCTGTAAATATAGACATTGAACATAAAGATTTTTGGGATTGGTTAGAAATTAGAGAACCAAAGGGAGATGTAAATAGACAATGCCTTAATGTTCAACAATGCGTTGTAATTCCCGATGACTTTATGGATAAAGTAGACAATGGTGATAAAGAATCTAGAAAAAGATATGCTGCTGTAGTTAAAAAACGTAAAGCAACTGGTCAGCCTTTTATGATGTATAAAGGAAATATTAACAGAGCAAACCCAGAGGCTTATGTTAAAAATGGCCTTAAAGTTTATATGACTAACATTTGTAGCGAAATCGCATTACATACTGATGAAAATCACAGTTTTGTATGTTGTTTAAGTTCTTTGAATTTAGCAAAATATGATGAGTGGAAACACACGGACGTTATTCAAACTGCAACTTGGTTTCTTGATGGAGTTTTAGAAGAATTTATACAAAAGTCAAAATTTAGACAAGGATTTGAAAACGCAATTCGTTCTGCTGAAAAAGGTAGAGCATTGGGTCTTGGAGTTCTTGGATGGCATACATATTTACAAGAAAGAGGAATTCCATTCGAAGGGTTAGCAGCTCAATTTGAAACCCGAAAAATATTTAGTCAAATACAAATTGAAAGCGAAACAGCAAGTAGACAATTAGCAGAAGAATTTGGCGAACCTCTTTGGTGTGCTGGAACTGGAATGAGAAATACTCATTTAAGAGCTGTGGCACCAACTGTAACCAATTCAAAACTTAGTGGAAATGTAAGTCCAGGAATCGAACCATGGGCTGCTAATGTATTTACAGAACAGACTGCAAAAGGAACCTTTATTAGAAAAAATCAGTCTCTTGTTAAATTCTTACAAAAGATAGGACATGATACTTCTCAAGTTTGGTCTAAAATTCTAGAAGACCATGGAAGTATTCAAGATGTTGGTGTATTAGATAATTATATGATGACATCTGGAGTTCATGTAGATTCTGAAAATTTTGAAGTATTAACATTAAAGCAATATAATTCTTTGTCAGATAACATCAAAAAGGATATGTTCGTTTCACCTAAGGAAGTATTTAAAACCTTTAAAGAAATCAATCAGTTGGAATTAGTAAGACAGGCAGGAGTTAGACAGCAATATATCGATCAGTCAGTTAGTCTTAATTTGGCATTTCCAAATACAGCATCCCCTAAATTTATTAATAAAGTACATTTAGAAGCATACAAGCAGGGAATCAAGACTCTTTATTATATGAGAACCGAATCAGTATTAAGAGGAGATATCGCGGCATCAGCAACTGATGAAGCTTGTTTAAGCTGCGACGGATAAAATATGCGACTCTTTGGAGTCGCCATTAGGACCGTTATAGTTACGGAACAAAAGGGAAGAGTATCGCTACGCTTCCCTTTTTTTGATAGATATATAAACCATATTAAAAATAAAAAACTAATAATGATTTTAGGGTACAATGACTTTTTACTAGAAAAACAATTAATCAGATCTAGGAGAGATTTAGCAATTTCTGTATTCGAAAGACTCGAAGAGGTTAAGCCTATATTGACAGAAGCTGTAGATATGGTAGAACTTGGAATTTTTGATGATTTTACTTTAGAAAGTTTTTCTAATTTTACAGAAGAAGAACTAAATGAAAATTTATTTAAAATAGCAAAAGAAAAATTACAAAAAGCCAAAGAAACTATAAAACAAAAGGGAAAAGATGCCCTTTCAGGTGCTCAAGAAAAGATAATTAAATTTGGTGGAGACGTATCTAAAGTTATTAAGACCGTTATTAAGCAGATACAGGAAGCTATCAAAAAAGCACTTGACGCAGGTAAAGCAATTGCACAAAAAGCAATTGCAAAAGGAAAAGAAAAGGTAAGTAAAGCAATTGGACAAATAAAAGACCCTAAAAAATTATCAGAAGAACTTAAAAACGGAAAGGCAATGCTGGCTGCAACCGCAAAATGGGTAGCTGGTGGTTTTTCAAAAGAAGCAGCAGGAGCAATGTCAAAAGCTGCAAAAGATTCTGGAGAATCTACAAAAGAATCTTTTAATCCAATTTATTTTGAATTAATGATTACGGAGGGAATAGCACATTCAATTAGATCCGGTGAAATTAACCTAGATGAACTTGTTAATGAAGGAGGAGGAGCCAAAATACCTTTCATATCAACAATAGCAGCCAAACTTAATGAGTACCCTCCATTTAAACAGTTATATGCTGTTAAAAATAAAACAAAAAAACTAGTAGGTGGTGGTTTAGAAAAGTTTTCAGCTTGGGCAACAGAAGTAGCAGGAGCTCCAGGTCCTTATAAATTTATTGCACTTGCAACTATTATTGGAATACTTGTAGAAATGGAAGTTAAAGGAGTTGGTAAGAAATTATTAAAATTCGCGCTGCATGGTATACCAATGGTCGGTACAATTATTTCGATAGCAGCAACAGTTGCTAAATACTTAGCGTATATTGCTATTATAGAAACTCTTCTATCTGAGGTACAGGGTAATGAAGAGCCTGAAGAAGCACCCGAAGAAGCACCCAAAGAAGCATAACTATTTTTGAAACAAAACACTAATTTATGATATAATTAACAAATAAAAATTATATCGAAATGAAATTAGAAATTGACAAAATTGACCAGCATGCTTTTATTAGCTTTATTAATCGATTAAAATTAATCGACTCTTTTATTTATTTTAAGATAAAAGATAATCAAGTTATTTCAACATGTTATTTACCACAAAGAGATGCTGTAAAACATCATTCAGTATCAGTAGACACATTATTTGGCGGAGCTACAACCCCTGATAATTCCAAAGAGTATAAAATAGCATTCTTTGATGCAAACAGAATTATTGATGCATTTAAGCAATTCGAACATGACTCTATCCGTTGTGAAATTGAATTTATCCAAAACGAACAAGACTTCGTAGCTTCTACTTTTAAAATCTTTAATGATGAATTAGAAATTACACTTGCATGTTCAGAGCCTTCTCTTGGTTACCAAGATTTAACTACTGAGCAGATAGAAGGTATCTTCGAAAGAAGCCAAATGGACTTCCAATTCCCAATTGACAATCACTCAATCAACAGATTGAAATCTTTGTTTAATTTAGAGAAAGAAGAGACGTTTGATATTAACTCAAATGGAACTGGAGTACAAGTTAAAGGTAAAACGTTTAATGTTGTAATTAGTCAAAGCGCAACTGGAGATGGTACTGCAACTCTTTATAAAAAATACTTGGCTCTTCTAGACAAAGAAGAATATAATGTACATGTATCAAATAATAAAGTTGTATTTGATTCAACTGAGTCAGAAACTCTTTTAACAATTTCAACATGTAAAACTGCCTAAATGGAAGAAGTAATTGAGGCGGTAGATTATGACAGCATGACTGTCGAAGAGTTAGAACAGTTACAGAAAGAATATACTGTACTTGCTAATAAATACACTGCATTTGAGCAGTCAGTTAAATTATCACTTAACAGTATTTATGGTGCATTTGGTAACAAGTGGTTTCACTTCTTCGACATTCAAATGGCTGAATCAATTACACTTCAAGGTCAAGATGCAATCCTTTACTCCGAAAGTATTCTAAACAAATACTTTACGGAGTTTTGGCATAAGGATTTAAAATTACATGAAAGACTAGGTATAAAAGTAAAAAATAAACTTGTAAAACCTTCAGTAATTTATATTGACACTGATAGTAATTATGTTCAGTTCGGTGAAATGTATGAATCCATTGAATGGTTAGATGAATCTAAAAAACTAGACGTAACCACGTTTACATTAGAAGTATACAATCTTAGAATCAAAGACTATATTTCAATGGCAATGCAAAAATATGCTAAAGAAAGAAACACTGATAACTTCTTAATGTTTGAGTTAGAATCAGTAGCATATTCTGGTATTTTTATGACTAAGAAAAAATACATACAAGATGTATCATGGGATGATAAACTTCCTGTAAATGAAAGACACCCTTCTCTTAAAAAAGTAAAAACCGTAGGATATGATACAATTCAAAGTTCTACTCCATTATTTGCTAGAAAGAAATTAACTGAAGCATTGACTTTACTTTTTAGTAAAGGTGTTACACCTGGTCCTAATGAATTACAAGAAATTGTATCATTCATGAAAGAATGTAAAAAAGAATTTAAACTGGTAGATTTAGATGATATTTGCTTTAATAGAAAAACAAATAACATACATAAGTATATAATAGATGACCACAAAGAATTTCAGATAGGTCTTAAATGCCCTCCAAATGTGAAGGCTGCTGGGTTTTATAATTATTTAATGAATAACAACCCAAAATACAAAAACAAATATAAAATGATAGCAAATGGTGAAAAGCTTAGAATCTATAATACTAAGCATCCTATATGCGACACATTTGCTTATTTACCAGGAGACCATCCTTATGAAATAGCTCCAGAAATAGACTATGATACACAATTTGAAAAATGTATGATTGACCCTATAAACAGAGTATTAAGAGCAACTGGCCTGCAAGAATTAGATACTAATTTAATTTATGCATCGGCTTTATTCTAAAAAAATAAAAATAAAATGTTAGAAGATTTAAACGAAGAAGAAAGAGGAAAGGTGGATCGGTACATTAAACTACATAAAGAGTTTGATGAAATTAAAACAATTATGGACACTCTAAATAAAAGGTCTAAAGAACTTTTAGAAGAATTAGAGAAACTTAGAAAATCAGAAAAAAAATAAAAATAAAATGGCAAAGAAAAAAGAATTTAGTTTTAATGACTTAAACGCAGAATTAGCAGATATAAACCCATTAGGGTCCGTTATGTCAGAAAGTGATTTTAGCGAGGTAACAGAATATATCGATACTGGCAACTATCACCTTAATGCATGCGTAAGTGGTTCACTTTTTGGTGGATGGCCAAACAGCCGAACTTGCGCACTTGCTGGACCTTCAGGTACTGGTAAAACTTATCTTATTTTAAATAGTGTTAAAAGGGCAATAGACATGGGTTACAGCGTCGTCTTCTATGACTCTGAAGCGGCTGTTGATAGACAATTAATGAAAAAGTTTGGAATTGATGTGAGTAAAGTCAATTATCAACCGATTAATACTGTTCAGGCATTTAGACATTCAGTAACTACAATTACTACAAAGATGCAAGAAGTCAAAGCGGCTGGTGGAGAAGTTCCAAAGTTAATGATTATTCTTGATAGTGCTGGTAACTTGGCAACTCAAAAAGAAATTAATGATGCTGTTTCTGGAAGCGAAAAAGCAGATATGACAAGAGCAAAAATTCTTAAATCAATTTTTAGAATTATAATGACTCCATTGGCAGATTTGAAAATTCCTTTCTTATTCACAAACCACACATATATGTCGCAAGGTTTTATTGCGCAACAAATTGCAGGTGGTGGAACTGGACCAGAATACGCAGCTTCAATTGTTCTTTTCTTAAATAAAGCACAATTAAAAGAAGGTACTGAAAAAACAGGAATTATTGTTACAGCAAAACCAAATAAGAACAGATTTGCAAAACCAACCCCAATCAAATTTCACTTACACTTTACAAAAGGAATGAATAGATATGTAGGTCTAGAGCAATATGCAACTTGGGATATTTGTGGAGTAGCAAGAGGAACTATTGTAAAAGGCGAAAAAGTACCTAAAGAAACAGCTAGAACTTGGATATGTGATCACTTAGATACTGCAGTTTCAAATGCTGACTTTTTTACTGAAAAAGTTTTTACAAAAGAAGTTTTAGAAAAAATCAATACTCATATTCAACCGATATTTAACTATAGCGATATGGTACAGGATATAAATGTTGATGAAATCTTAGAAGAAGCAGAATAATGATTTTAAAAATAGACGAAGATAAACTTCCCATAAAGTATATCTTAGGCGTTCATGAATCTCTTCCAGAGTATCCTGATGGCTTCGATATACTTTATGAAAAAATCAAAACACATGTTGGTCAAGAAAACAAATGGAACTTTACCAGACATGCTGTTATTAGATACTTAATAACGGAAGGCACAGATGAAACAAAAATTGATAATTCTCTACAACAGTTAATAGATGATGGCTGGATAAGAACTATCAACGAGACCCCAGGAAAAGAATCATTTAAAATACTTAAAAACCCATTTGAATAATGAACTTCAGTCAAGATTACGAAAAAATATTCTTTAGACTTTCTTTAGAAAGAACAAAATACCTAACTACAATAAAGTCAGGTTTTTATTCTTCAGAAGAAATTGATATATTGTCAACCCTTTCCTTAAAATTCTATAATAAGTTTAATGAAACTCCAAAGAAAGAGCAACTTAAATTATTAGTAGAAAATGCTTCAGGAGCTAAAGATAGAATAAGCGACAATATAATCAATATCATATTTGATGTTGACTTAGACCAATATGATGAAGAATGGTTGTTATCTACTGCAGAATCATGGATAAAATGGAGAAACTTCGATACCACTTTAAATGATACTATTGAATTTGTAAAAACAACTTCAGTAACTCCAGAAAATACAGACCATATTATTTCTAAAGTAAAGACATTAATTAATGAAAGAAATAATCTTACTTTTAATAGTGATATTGGTCTTGATTTCTTCGATGTAGAATCTCATGACCAAAAAAGCACCGAAAAAATAAGTTCTGGATATAACTTCTTAGATAGAGTTTTAGAAGGTGGCTATGATAAAGGTGGTAACTTGGTAGTATATGCTGGAGAGCAAAACATTGGTAAATCAATATATTTAGCAAATGATGCTGCTGAATTCGTTAAAGAAGGTACAAATACTGCGGTAATTACAGCGGAAATGGCAGCTCATAAATTTGTAAAAAGAATAGGTTCAAATCTCTTAGGTATTCCAATCAATGAATACACTGAAAAGTCTAAGAATAAAGATTACATTAAAAGAAAATTAGAAACTGTAGGAAATGGTTTTACACCACCAGGCCAGTTATTTATTAAGCAGATGCCAACTTCACAAGCAACTGTTTTAGATATTGAAGCACATCTTGCTCAAATTGAAGAAGAGAAAGGAATCAAATTAGGAGCTGTCGTTATTGACTATATAAATATCTTAGCGAACTATAGAAACCCTAATAGTGAGAATACTTATATGAAAATTAAGCAAATTGCTGAAGACCTTAGAGCAATGGGTGTAAGAAACAATTGGTTGATAATTACAGCTACTCAAATTACAAGAAACGGATATAATTCAACAGATATTACAATGAACGATATTGCTGAATCAGCAGGTCTTTCACATACCGCAGATGTTATGTTAGGAATTATACAAGATGACATTATGCGAGCAAACAATGAATATAGATTAAAAATATTAAAAATAAGAGATGGTGAAGGTAAAGGAACCAAGTGTAAACTTGATATCAATTGGAACTATCTAAGATTAAACGAAACAGACGAAATAACAACAAGTAACATTCACGCGATATGAGAAAAAAGACAGACAAGATATTCGATAATAATTTTGATTCCCCTGAAGGAGAATTTGGTGGCAAAATATCTTTTAATTTAGACCCTAGTCTAGGAGGTGCAGATGAAGAAGATGTGATTTATCGAGACATGCTACAAAAAGAAATTCATGGACTTATTAATAACTCTAGATTTAAAAAATTTAACGAGATAGACGAGTTTTCAAATGCTATCAAATTAAAGAAGATGGATATTAATGAAGTTTATGGTTTTATGATGGATGAATTATTAGAAAAATATTCTAGAATAGACATATTTTCTGAAATGTCAGAGTATTTTAATGTTCACCCTACTAAATTTTACAATTCACTATCAAACATATTTAAAGAAGGTTTAATAGCTGAGTTGGATAATAGGACTGGAATTCTTTCAAAGAAAAATATAAACAAACTTTTTTAAATGATTAGCGAACAGGTATTAAATATGCCCGTAAAAAGGGTATGGATATTAGGCGACCTTCATTTTGGAGTAAGATCGAATTCTCTTGAATGGTTAGAAATTCAAAAAGACTTTTTTGAAAATGAATTTATACCTACATTAGAGAAGGAATATAAACCAGGAGACGTCTTAGTTCAAGTAGGAGACACTTTTGATAATAGACAAAGTATCAACATAAAGGTACTTAATTATGCTATAAACTTATTCGAAAGACTTGGTAAGATATTACCTACACATATTATTTGTGGAAATCACGATATATGGGCTAAAAAGACAAACGATATAACTTCAATTGACAGTCTTAAATGGATTCCAAACGTTCAAGTTTATACAAAGCCTATAGAATATAAGTGGTTAGATAAAAAAATACTTCTCATGCCTTGGAGAAGAGATTCAGCACATGAAGCAGAAACACTTGCTGATTTTCCATCCAGTGAAATTGTATTTTGTCATTCTGAGGTTAAAGGAATATATTTGAATTCAAAAGTCAAAAATATGCATGGTAATGAAAGTAATATTTATGATAAGTATACAAGAGTCTATAGCGGACATATTCATTATCGCCAAGAAAAGAATAAACTTTTAATGGTTGGAGTTCCCTATCAATTGACCAGATCTGATATGAATAACTCTAAAGGATTTGACCTTGTAGATTTAGAAACGATGGAAGAAACTTTTTATGAAAATGATTCTTCCCCTAAATTCTTAAGATACAATATAAAAATGTTATATGATATGAATCTAGGAGCTTTTAAAGAGCAGATCAAAAACAATTTTGTAGATTTATACGTTCCTTCAGATATCGCGTCAAATGCTTCTCTTTCGAATCTTATTAATAAAGTACAGAAGATTGGAAGAAGAATAGAGCCTAATATCTACCAAGAAGAGAACTTTATTGATAAAGACCTTTATGATTTAGATGAAATAGATGAAATGCAAAAAAATTACAGTGTTTTAGGTCTATGCGAAAAGTATGTAGATTCCTCAACATACGACTCAGATACTAAGAAAAAAATACTAGAAAAAATAGCAAATATTTACAATAACTGTACCAACAATTACGACATAGAACATGAAAATCAATAGTATTGAATTTAAGAATTTTGCAAGTTACGGTAATTCTATTCAAAAAATAGAATTCAAAGATGAAGCTGAACTTTATTTAACTTTAGGCAAAAATGGAAACGGAAAGACAACTATAGCAAATAGCATCATATATGCTCTTTATGGAAAAGTAGAAGGTGTAAAACTTTCAGATTTGCCTAATAGAATTAATAAAGAATTGTGGGTAAAAATCAATCTACAATGTAAAGATATAAATGTAGTAATAGAGAGAGGTCTTTCACCAGGAAAATTTAAAGTCATGATGAATGGCGTTGAATTTGATAAAGCAGGAAAAAGATCAGTTCAAGAATATTTAGAAGAAGAAATATTTGGTATACCTTACCATGTATTTAAGAACATAATCATATTAAGTATAAATGATTTTAAGTCTTTTTTAACAATGTCATCAAGTGATAAAAAACAAATTATTGATAAGATGTTTGGTTTTTCTATTCTAAATGATATGTTCAAAAATGTTAAAGAAGATAGAAAGCAAATAAAAATGGAAGTAGATTCTTATGAATCTGAACTTAATCAAATACTAGAATCTATTTCTTCTGTAAAATATAAACTTAATAATTTAGTAGAAGAGTCTAATAAAAAAGATAAAGAAAAAATACAAGAACTTAAAGAAACTTTGCTATCTTATGGAGAAGACATTCAATCTTTAAACAGCGCAAAATCTTCAATTAATGGAAAATTAGAAGAATTTGAAAAACTTTCTATCAGTAAAACAAAAGAACAAAACGATATTGTTAGAGAAAATAGATATTTAGATGAAAAGATAGAATTGTATAAGAAAGGCTCATGTCCAACCTGTGAAACAGCGTTAGATAGTTCTTTTCATACTGCTAAATTTGCAGAATTTGAAATATCTAAGTCTTCTAATGAAAAATCTATAGAAAGTTTAAAAGTTTCCATTAAAGATACAAATTCAAAGTTAGATGATTTAAAAGAAAAAAGAAAAAAGGTAGATAGCAGGGTAAATAATTTAAAGTACTCAATTAAAGATATTAAAGATGAGTTGATTAAAATTAAAAATGCAACTACTAATTCTGAGCAATTTGAACATCTTAAGCAAATTATCAAAGAATTTGAAAAGACAGAAAAAGAAAAAAGTGATAAGAAAAACGAAGTAGCAAAACAAGATGCTTTCATGTCTATTTTAGAAGAAATCTTAGGAGATAATGGAGTGAAAAACTTAGCAGTTAAAACTATTCTGCCAGGTTTAAATGCAAACATCGCAATGATGACTCAAACAATGCACCTTCAATTTCACATTAGATTCGACGAGAAATTTAATTGTATTGTAAATCACTTAGGAGAAGACATTAACCCGTTAACTCTCTCAACTGGAGAGAGAAAGAAAGCTGACTTTATAGTTATTATAGCGATAATTAAGATATTGAAGCTAAGGTTCCCTCAGTTAAATCTTATGTTCTTAGATGAGTTACTTAGTTCAGTAGATCAGGACGGAGTCTATAATATTCTTAAAATATTAAATGAGGTTATTAAAGAGAATGGATTGAATACTTTTGTAATTAACCACACTGAATTACCACATGAAATATTTGACCAAAAAATACAAATATATAGAGAAAACGGCTTCTCTAAATTTACAATAGAGAAGATCGATTAAAAGATAATATGGCAACTTATAACTTAAGATTCAATAAAGACGACAGTGTTGTAAGGCATTTAATCGTAGGTTTGTTAGCAGACTTAAATAAAAAGGTAACTTTTTGGAGACAACTTGATAATGAAACAAGGTCTTTAGTTGATGTTCCATTTTATTATTCTATAACTGGAGATGAAAACTTCTTGAAAGATAGTTTCTTATTTTCAACAGCAAATGGCTTAGATTGTGCACCAGAACCAGAAAAGGCAGATGGTAATTACGATCCAGTCCCAAGAGGAGTAATTAATATGAGCTCTCTGTCAATAGATGCTGGAAAGTTAGTTAATAAAAGAAATAGAGGTAACTTTTCTAAGATGAGCGATCAGGGAACATTAGAAGGGTATCAAGCTGAATTTGAACTTATTCCAATTACTATCGGAGTAGATGTTGAAATATTACTTTCAAGCCAACTAGATATTTTTAAATGCAGTGAAGAAATTATCAAAAGACTTTATAAGTCAAA